TTAATGCCTCGAGCAAGAAGGCGGCCAAGGAATCCAGGAAGGGCAAAAAAAGCAAAAGTAAGAGCAGGAAGAAATAGCCTGTGGCACTACTGGCCCCCATCAAAGCTGGCGCCAAGGCGGGACTGCTCTCGCCTGGCATTAAGGCATACCATGGTTCCCCCCATGATTTTGACAGGTTCTCAACCGAGCAGATAGGCACGGGTGAGGGTGCGCAGCAGTATGGGCATGGGCTGTATTTTTCTGAGACTGAGGATGTTGCGAAGGCGTATCGAAAGGCACCGGATAATAGTGGTGTCATTGTCCGGGATGAGGCTGCATATAACTATCTATTAAATGCTGGTTATGAAGACACATCGTCTACGGGTATTTTTGGCACACTATTGGCTGATGCTGATGGTGATATTAGAAAGGCGATAAATAAGGCAGAAAAAAGCATAGCCAGGCAGGATCCTTTGGGCAACACGCTTTTTCCTTCAGTTTGGCGAAATCAACGGCTGAGTCGAATATTTCTGGATGATTCTGAAACAATAGAATTAAAAAATATAATTAATGATTTGGGGGCGCGAGTAGATTCTGGGGTAATACCTGAAAAAATTGATCTTCCAATAGTAACGAAAGGTAGCATGTACGAAGTCAACATCGACGCATCTCCAGATGAGTTGCTTGATTGGGATGCGCCGGTAAGTGAGCAGCCTAAAGCGGTTCAGGAAATAGTTGCAGCTTATAAAAGTGAGGGCGACTTACCGTTAAAGCAAAAGTTTGGCCTTCCTTGGGAACCTACAGATGAGGAGATAATGAAAAGGGCAGTTACCGCCCCCGGAATTGTAGAACAATTTAAAAACAAGGGGGTTAAAGGCGTTAAGTACGCTGACGCATTCACCCGGCACAAGAGTCCCGACAAGCGTTCGATGAATTACGTTGTCTTTGATGACAAGATCATCGATATAGCTAAGAAGTACGGCATCCCGCTCACGATGGCCAGTGCAGTTGCAGCAGGGACCATGACGCCGCAAGAGGCTCAAGCTGGGTTTCTGCCTGCAAGCCAACGAGGATCAGCAGACCCTAGAGCTCTAGCAGCAACTGGCCTGCTGGGGGCCGCTGCAGCACCTACCCTGGCAACACCGGAATCTAAAGGAAAAGACCCGCTGCGCGTTCCAGCCGGTTTGCTTGATGCTGCGGCTAATATGGGTGCGGCAATGGTTGCCCCTTATGCCAACATGCCGCACACATTGATCCAGGCGTTAACCAGTGACCGGTCCACCAAGGACATCAAGAAGGCGAGAGATGCCAGGGCGGCAGCGATGGACTACCAACTGAGAACAAAGCTTGGAAAAACAATCTCTGATGAAGGGCTGCGATACTTGGCCGAGGCTATTGCCCCTGCCATGGCGGCGGGCGTTGCAATCACAGAGCCAATACAAGAATTTTATGGGCTGTTACCACCTCGAGTAAGGCTGGTCGGCGAAACATTATTGGATGCATTTTAATATGAGTGAAGCATATATAGCTGAAAGCAACGAACAGTTCGTTGAAGAAAACCCGGAACTGAGCGAAGAAGAGCTGCAGAGCATAGTCGCGAGTGCGATTGAAGATGCGGCAGATTTTATTGACAACAGCATCTCGCCAGGCCGGGCAGAGGCGGCAGAGTACTACCAGGGCGAGGCGTTTGGAAACGAACAGGCTGGCAGATCAACTGCCATGACAATGGACGTAAGAGATACGATCCAGGCCATGCTGCCGAGCCTGGTCCGCATTTTTTGTGGGTCCGACCATGTTGTTGAATATGCCCCGGTTGGCCCCGAGGACGTTGAGCATGCAAAGCAGGCGACAGACTACGCCAACTTCATTCTTAATCAGGACCAGGATGAAAGTTACATTAGTATTATTTATGCGACATTCAAAGACGCACTGGTCAAAGGTAGTGGCTTTCTGAAATATTACTGGGATGAATCTGAGGATGTCAAAACATACAGTCTGACTGGGCTCGATGAGCAGGCTCTGGCCGCCCTGAATTCAGACCCATCAGTTGAGATCACTTTGATGTCAACTGAGATTAGCGACACTAGCCCCGACCCTCTTACCAGTGTAACGGTAGTGCAGCGCCGAGCCACCGGACAGATAAAAGTAGCGACGGTGCCACCAGAGGAGATCCTCGTATCGCGTCAAGCTCGCTCCTTCGCGGACGCCGGTCTTGTCGCGCACCGTCGCTACGCCACCGTTTCAGAGTTGGTTGAGATGGGCTACAAATACGACGACATTATCGATTATGCAACAGACGACGCCGACTTTGACCTTTTAAATGTTGAGGCCAGAGAGCGGCAACTGAGTCAGCAAAGCCGGGACTACGCCGACCCAACCAGGCGTCGGGTGCTCTACGTTGAGGCATATATGCAAATAGATGCTGATGGGGATGGCGTCAGTGAGCTCCGCAGGATCTGCTGCGCAGGGCCCAGCTATGAGATTTTGCGCAATGAGACGACTGATGATGTCCCTTTCGCAATGTTCTGCCCGGACCCCGAGCCGCATGCATTCTTTGGTATGTCGATTGCCGATCTCACCATGGACATCCAACGCATTAAATCTGCCGTGCTGCGAGCGAGCCTCGACAGCCTGGCAATGTCTACCCATCCAAGGGTTGGCGTAGTCGAAGGCCAGGCGAGCCTGGAAGACGTGATGAACGTCGAAGCAGGCGGGATTATCCGTATGCGCAACCCAGGTGCAGTGGTCCCTTTCACGTTGCCTTATGTGGGCGCTGATGCATTCAGCATGATGGAGTATCTAGATGAAATCCGCGAAAACAGGACGGGCATCAGCAAGGCCGCAGATGGCCTGGCACCAGAGGCCCTGCAGAGCTCAACGCTCATGGCAGTCAATCAGACAATCCAGGCCGCCCAGCAACGAACCGAGCTCATTGCCCGACTTTTCGCTGAAAACGGCATGACGAGACTGTTTAAGGGCCTGCTCAAGTTGATGGTGCAGCACCAGGATCGGCCGAGGATGGTCCGTCTGCGCAATGAGTTTGTGCCGATGCAGCCAGACGCCTGGAATGCCGGGATGGATGTGGTTGCCAATATTGCCCTGGGTAAAGGTGGCGACACCGAGAAGATGATGATGCTACAGGAGGTGGCCGGCAAGCAAGAGATGCTAATCGAGAAGCTGGGCCCTGATAATCCCCTGGTCAACATCCAGAACTATTACGCTACGCTGCAGCAGATGATAGAGCTCGCAGGGTTTAAGGATACAAATAAATTCTTCACCGATCCCAGCCAGATGCCATCGACGCCGCCTGAGCCACCCAAGCCCGATATTAACGAGCAGTTGATCCAGGTGCAGATGGCAGAGATTCAAGCGAACATACAGAAGAAGCAGGCTGAGCTGGCCCTGGAGCGCGAGAAGATGATTCGCGAGGATGACCGGCGTAGGGATCGGGATGAAGCAGATATCGCGCTCAAGGCTGCCGAGATAGCCGCCAGGTATGGCGCCCAGGTCGATATGGCCGGGATCAAGGCAGGCACTGAGCGAGACAGGGAAATGGTTAAACAACTATCGAGCGTGAGAAATGGCCCGAACAGAACCCCAATATCTTGAGAATCTTCAACGGATGTTCGATGACGAGGACTTCCAGGAGATGGTCACAAGGGTGAAGTTCCAGTTTTTTGAAACCTGGCAGGCCGAGAGAAAGCCCGAGAATCGGGAACGAATTTATGCGCAATTGAAAGGTTTGGATGTCCTGGTTAACACCATGAGGGCCGCGGCAGACTCGATTGCATTTGACAAAAACAGAGGAGCGAAACATGAGTGATGCTAAAATATATGATGCGGAAAACCCCACATCTGGGTTATTCCAGGCACAAGCGGCGATTGAAGATATCCTGACCCCTCCCGAGGAAAAGGTCGAAGATTCTGAAACCCGCGTTGACGAGTCCTCAGAAGAAGCGTTAGTTGAGGGCGAGGCTGAATTAGAAACTGAAGTCGAGGAATCCGAACAGGAATTCGACGCAGAAGAAGACGATGCCGAGCTGGATGGCGATGAATACGAGCCAGAAGAACATCAGGCTGCCGAGGCTTATACCGTTAAGGTTAACGGAGAAGAAGTTGAAGTTGAGCTTGATGAACTGAAAAACGGCTACTCACGTCAGGCAGATTATACGCAGAAGAGTCAGGCACTTGCGGAAGAAAAGAAGACTTTTGAACAGGCCCGCGATGCCATAGTACTCGAGCGACAGCAATACGCCCAACTTCTTGGTGCACTGCGACAACAATTGAACGCGAACAATGAGCCGGCCCCCAACTTCGACCGGATGTATGACGAAGATCCGATTGAGGCGACCCGGCAGGAACGACAATGGCGACAACGTCAGGGTGCAAAACAGCAAAAGCTGAAGGCGATACAGGTGGAGCAACAGCGGGTAGCGCAAGCAAACCAGCAACGCCAGCAGCAGCAAATGCACGAACTGATCACCGCCGAGGTCGAGCGTTTGCCCGAGGTTATTCCCGAATGGAAAGACCAAGAGCGGGCAGGCAAAGAAAGAGAGCAGCTCCGAGAATACCTTTTGGAAAACGGAGTTGCAGAGGATGAAATGCAGGCATTGGTGCGCGCCAACCACATTAAAGTGCTGCGCAAAGCAATGTTATATGATCAGGGCCAATCGAGGGTCAAAAAAGCGACCAGGAAAGCGTCGGGGTCAAAAACTGTGAAGCCTGGCAGCAGGCAGGGGCAAGTGGCCCCGCGTTCAAGAAAACTGAAAAGAGCTCGTCAGCGCCTGAAAGAAACCGGTCGGCTCGATGATGCAGCCGGCCTTTTAGAATCAATGCTATAAAGAGGAGCGAGTAGGACTATGAAAAATGGCGATTATAACAAATACGTTTTCGCGGTATAGTGCCATCGGCATCCGCGAGGATCTTAGCAATGTAATCTTTAACATATCACCGCAGAGTACGCCCTTTGTCAGCAACATGACAAAGAAGCGG